TGAGATCGTCTATGGTCTGCGTCACCAGCACCGGGTCGTTGGGCGCCAAGTCAATGTGCGTAGCACCGAGGCTATGGCTGAGTACCTTGAGCAGACAATCGAGCGCCTCGTCATGGGACGTCTGGATGACCAGAACAATATGCGCTTCTCTCGTTGGGCTGTATCCTATCGCAAGGGCGCTGCTGCGCGGATCATCGAGAAGATCCAAGACCGCAGGCGCGAGCTTGAAGAGGCCGAAGCTCAGAAGCTCCGTGAAGCGCAACACCGCGCTGAGCGTGCGGGGGTGTCGACTTCAACTTCAGTGACCATCGCAGATGTTCGTAAGACTGAGCGTGAAGCCAACATTGATCATCGCTTCGGCGAAGGCACTAGTGCGCGTTGGGCCGAACAACGCCGCAAGGCTGCTGAGGCCGCTGCCAAGGCTGATGCTGAGTACGCTCAGTGGGCTGCTGCCAATCCTGAGGAAGCACGCAAGGAAGAAGATAAGCGCCGTAAGCGAGAAGAGAAGCAATGGGCTCGCTACTCCAAGCGCCGCACCAAGGCTGACAACGTTGACAGCGGAGCCTACTGGGAAGGCTACGACAAGGCTAATGACGTAGGGATCGACCCCCAGACGTCAGATCGCACCAAGACTGGAGCACTGATCGGATGAGAAGATTCACATACAAATCAACAAGAGTTTCTGGAGAATTACTTGAAGACCCTAAGGGGAATCTAATTATCCTCGAACAAGTGCAACCTGTATTGGCTGCTGCTTTAGAACTTGAATTATATGGAGCTACAATATCTAGGCTTCAGAAGCTTGGAGAAGAGCTAAGGAGGATAGGTCTATGAGCTGGGGACCATGGCAATACGAAGGCATTCCTGAAGTTGGCGTTCTTGTGCAAGTCGAGTGTCAGCATGAACACACATCCCAGACAAAGATGGAACAAGGAGTGATCGAAGGTTGCCTGAATGGTTGCTGTTGGTTCGTTGGGGAGTTGCCTAAAATGACTAGCAACTGGGTTGCCTTGCGTTGGCGCTACGCCCTCGACCAATCTCGCTCAACCAAACAAACCAAACTGGAGGAAATGGCATGACTCAATATCAAATGGCAATGTTCTATTACTGGGCTGGCTCGCAAATGTTCTTGTTCTTGCTGCTGATGACGCTTAAAGATAGGCCTGACCTCGACATCAGACCAACAGGCATAATCCTCTTGACTGTGTTCTGGCCTGTTTCTGCTCTCGCAGTTCTTTTCATAATAGTCAAGGATCGGTTCTGATGGAAAACGGAACATATCGCCAGTACGAGAGCTTCAACTTCCAGCCAGCGAAGATCAAGCTCATTGAAGCCATCAACGGCATCATCGAGGACTACCAAGCACGCGGCTACAGTCTGACTCTGCGTCAAATCTACTATCAGTTCGTGGCGCGTGGCATCGTTCCCAACAAGCTCTCAGAGTACAACCGCATAAAGGATGCCCTGAGCCAAGGGCGCTTGGCCGGGCTGGTCAGTTGGTCCGCCATCGAGGACAGGACGCGCAACCTGATGGGCCACCGCACCTACGCTCACCCCAACGAGGCCATGAGCTCAGTGCTCGCCAGCTACAAGCGGGATCTGTGGGCCGACCAAGAATGGCGCCCAGAGGTATGGGTAGAGAAAGAAGCCCTTGCGGGGGTGGTTGGGCAGATCTGCTCAAAGCTTCGCGTTGACTTCTTCGCTTGCAAGGGCTACAACTCGCAGAGCGAGCAGTGGCGTGCAGGGCAACGTTTTGCGAATTACATATCTAAGGGCCAACGCCCCCTCGTGCTGCATCTCGGTGACCACGATCCCAGCGGCATCGATATGACGCGTGACAACCTTGAGAGACTGACCATGTTCGCTGGGACGCCCATCATGGTGCAGCGCATCGCTCTCAACATGGACCAGATAGAGGAACTAACGCCACCGCCAAACCCTGCCAAGTCGACGGATGCTCGCTTCGAGAGCTACCGTGCTGAGTTCGGAGATGTGTCTTGGGAGCTTGACGCACTCGACCCAGACTACATATCCAAGCTCATTGAGCGCAATGTGTCTGTGATCCGCGATGAGGATGTCTGGGACCAGTCCCTGCTGCGCGAAGAGGAAGACAAGGAAATGATTGAACACGCAATGGAGAATCTAGAATGAGCATAAAGATTGAAGCCTTGAACACTAACCGTTAGAGGATATCATGCCACAAGCTCTTAATGTGCCAGTTGGAGGCCTACTCATGTTCACTCATGGGGAATTCAGCGACTATTGCTTTGAAGGGCACTTCATAGCTATGGAAGCTTTAGACGAGACTGTCTTCGAGACGGTTCATAGATCAATACTAAATCAGATTAAATCTGGTGAAATTAAAGATGATGAAGGAAGAGAGATAGACATGAATAATCGGTTTGCAGTGGGTTCAGCGACGTGTGATCATTTTATACCTGAAATGATCAGAACAGGCAAGATCATCTCTATCGATTGCGTAGAAATATACACCGGAACCTATTCCATATTTGACTTATCAAAGGGACATCAAGAATGACTATCAATCGAATCACCCAGACAGACGTGGACCTGATCCGGCTCACTGGCAACCTGAATGACTACCAACAAGCCGCGACCAAGAGTGCGTTCTATCCGGGCCAAGGCACAGCGTTGGGACTCATCTACGTAGCGCTCAAACTCAATGGCGAGGCTGGCGAGTTGGCTGAGCACGTGGGCAAGGCTATGAGAGATGACGAACTCATTGAAGTCGGAGAGCAGGTCGAATCTGATGGGACTTGTACAGCTATCTACGCTCAGTTGGGCCCAGCCAAACCTCTCACCCCAGAGCGCCGTGCGTTGATCATCAAAGAGGTCGGAGACAACCTGTGGTATCTCTCTGCGATTTGCAACGAGCTTGGCATCACCTTGGCGGAAGCGGCCACGACTAATCTGCGGAAGCTCAAGGACCGGACAGACCGCGATAAGCTATCTGGATCAGGAGATGAACGATGAGTGGAGGAGATTTGTTATGAAGACTACAACCTGCAGGCGTTGCAGATACAACTACGCCCCCGAAGACGAAGACTTGTGCCTTGAGTGCGAAGCTCGAATGCAAGCTTACAAGGAAGACAACAACTTCGAACGGGTCATCACCTATGCCATCGCGGCAATCTTATGCTTCTTTCTTTGGGCCCTGTGGGGGTGGACTGTTGACTTTCTCGACGCAATCTCTAACGCTTTGCAACGCAGTGAATAATAATTGCAAGAACCTTGAAATAGTTAGTGCTTCTGCGCTTCAGACAGTAGAAAAGGTTCTTGTCGGTTCGTCTCCGTCTACAGGCCTCAGGCAGATTTGCCCCCGGTCTCAAACCCCTCACGGTATCATCCTGGGGCCTGTAACTGGACTACCGCAACCGGACCCTTGGTCCCTAAACATGTAGAGAGAAACAAGATGATACAAGACCACCCCCTAGTGCGTAAGTACGGCCTAGCCGCAGCACTCATCCTGACGGATCCCAAGTACATTGCAGCCCTATCCGGAGAGCCTATTAAGTGCTCCGTATGCCGATGCAATGTCGCATCTACAAAGGAGACTAATCATGCTTAAAGCAATCTCAATTGCTGCGACGTTCGCAGTAATCTCAAGCACATCATTCGCCGCAGAAGCAATTCGTTCCAACGTCCCATGCGACGGTGGCTCTGTTCCCGGCTTCATGGTCCAGTCAGGCACAATCGATTTCTACGCCATCCACGGTACAGACGTCTCGGCCTGCCCCGCTGGCACTGTTGAACTGCCTGCCGATGTGCACCCATTCGATCTCGACGAGGTCCAAGCTTACCTCGCTGATATTGAACCGGGTGTTGAATACCGCCTCGAAGGTTCTGAGCGCGTATTCGCTCAGGTCTTTGACGCCGCAGGCAACATCATCGGCCTCGAGCAAGTCGGCACTGTTGACAAAGCAGTCAACGGCGGCTGGTAACCCATACGAGGCAATCTGCCTTGTTCAGAGAGCTAGCTAACGTTTGACGAGTTTTACCAGTTCACTTGTTTTGTTGGTAACGAGTTTAAGCTAGCTCTCTCATATCTGTAAGTCTATCGTGCCAAGGAGACGAACGATGAAGAAATTTATCTCTACAACTTGCATTGCAGCCATGCTCGCAACGCAGTCTTTCGCACTCGTGATTGAGGAGCCACCGACGCCCCCGACACCTGAGCCTCCAACACGCGAAGAGCCATCAAGCTCTGGCGGCATTGACCCGTTTGCCGTGGTCGCAGTGATCGGAGCCCTGATCCTTATTCCTCATCTGCTCAACAATGAGCCACCAGCGCAAGACAGTTCTCGCCCTGACGTTGATCCAGAATTCTGCATTGATAAGTACGGCAACCAGACTACTGACTGCCGCCACTGATGTCAGAACCCTATGCAGGCAAGGACGTTCTCTTGGAACGCATTCGCAAGTACTGGGAGAATAACCCAGTCACTTGGAACGAGAGCTGTAGGCTCATCGCAGAACAAATCTTTAACGAGGGCCTCTTGAACAGCGCCAAGGAAGCGCGGGCCAATGCCTGCGAGATGACCGGAAACCAAACATACGAAGATCTGAAAGCTCAGGTCGAACAGTCAAACAAGGAGTTAACCAATGGCTGAAGCGGAGAAGAAGAACAAGACCGAGGTCGCGCAGACCAAGGGCACAGAAGTCGCAATGACAGACGACGACTTCTTTGACTTACCTACAGGCATGGAGGACGTCGACAATGAAGACGTCACGCTTCCGCGCTTCACGCTGCTGCAGGGCTTGAGCCCACAGTGCAACGAACGCAAGGACGAATACATCGAGGGTGCCAAGATGGGCATGGTCCTGAATACTGCGTCCAACAAGGTTATGGAATCAGCAACACTCATCATGGTGGCTTACCAGCGCCGCTACATCGAGTGGGTCCCACGCGACAAGCCCTGCCCTCTCGAAGGCTTCCCGAAGGTGACCGGGGGTGGCCTCTTCAAGGACTATGGCACAGATGACAGCATCGTCGGCGAGTGCACTGAGAACCCCGAGAACGGTTCGCTCTGGACCCCCCGTGGCAATGAGCTGGTTGTTACTGGCACGTGGTACGTCCTAGACCCAGAGACCTTGTCCTTCGGCTTCATGGCTATGGGCAAGACTCAGTTCACGTCGTCCAAGAAGCTCATGGCTGGTATCCGCGATGAGAAGATCCGGACCAGCAAGGGTATCCGTCCTGCGCCGCTCTATTACCGTGCATGGGAGCTGAGCTCTCGTCTTCGTGAATATGACGGTAACGAATGGTTCGTGTGGAACCACAAGCCTTCATTCAAGCTCCAAGAGCACGAGAACGGTCGTGAGATCCTTGAGCTCTGCAAGGAGATGATCGAGACAGTGAACCGTGACGAGGCTACCATCGACGTGACAGTTGGCGAAGTGGACGCGACATCTACGGGCGACGACGCGCGTATGTAGAGATCTGACGGTGTGAGGTACTTAGAAATGAGTCGCAATCCTCACGACGCCTGCCGAACCACGTGCGCAGGGATCTCAGTGATCATCATCAGCGATGTTCCACGTTTGAGCTGATGATGACTTGCCCTTCGGGGCGTGGGCGTAGTGGAGCGCCTTTCAGTGGCCGAAAGCCGCAGAGGATCAGTTGTGCGATCTACAGTGAGGTGAAAATCCTCCGCCTATAAAACAAGGAGATGAACATGTCTAACAACATTCCTAAGCTTGGAGATCTTGTGTCCGATAAAGTCACAGGGTTCAAAGGGATCGTAATTTCTTATTCCAAACATCTTGCTGGTTGCGATAGACTTTATGTTGAGCCAAGGGTTAGTGATGATGGAAAATTCACGGAAGGTCGTTGGTTCGACATTGACCTTCTAGATGTGGAAGATGCAGGCGTAGTGAAACCTATTACCTATACCCGAAAAGCTCCTGGAGCTTTTGATCTTCCAGATCCAAGAACTTAATCAACAGGAGATGAACATGTCAACATATGACGACGACTTCTTCGGTGACGCAATCGAAGACACTTCAACCAACGACAACACTTCAGAGGTTATCAAGGCCTTCAATGAGTTGCGTGAAGCGGAATCAAACGCAGAGGTTCTGGCAGCTCAACTTGAAGGCGAGAACAAGGCCATCCGTGAACTCAAGACCAAGACGCTTCCTGATCTGCTCAAGGAGATGGGCACGGAACTCTGGAAGGACCCAGAGACAGGCATCATTGTAGAGCTGGAGACGGCAGTCAATGCGAGCTTGCCAAAGGACATCGAGAAGCGCAACGAGATGCTTGAAGCTCTACGCCCAGTTGGTATTGAACAGATCATGGCTGAAGAGTTCATTGTGAACTTCATGCCCAACGATAAGCGGTCTCATGCCATCCGTGCCATTCTTGGCCTCGACCCTCAGACCAGCGTCCTTGAAGACGATGAGGAAGACCACCGTTTAACCAATTCTCAGCTCGATCTGGTGCATACGGTGCGCGAGGAGCTTGAGCTGGGCGCTTTGCCAGCCGGAGAGAAGCTTGGTTGTCACCCAGCGACCTTGAAGAAGTTCCTCCGTGAGCTGCTCGCCAAAGGCGATGCTGAAATCACTCAAGCTATTGACGACGCAGGGATCTGGCACGGCAAGCACGCCAAGATCAAGAAACCGAAGGGGGTGAAGTAATGCCCAAGAAGAAACCAACTATGAGCCATACGCCTGAGCAACGCAAAGCTTGGCATAAAGGTGCTGGCAAAGGTTACAGTGATTACATTGCGAACTTACGATCTGGCAACTTCAGAGGCAAGTTCACTCACCCGGCAGCAAAGCGCAGTATCTCCTACAAGCCGCTGCCCAACCAAGGATAACATGATGGGGCTTCAAATCGACCCAGAGACAGGACGAAAGGGTGATTGGATCTTGCTCAATTCAGGCAAGCGCTACTGGCCCTTGGATCCACGTCCAGAAGACTTCACCATCGAGGATATTGCTCATGGCCTCAGCCACGTCTGCCGTTGGGCCGGGCACGTAGATAACTTCTACTCTGTTGCTCAGCACTCGGTGATTGTTTCGCACAACGTTCCTGACCACTTTGCCATGGACGCTCTATTGCACGACGCATCTGAAGCATACATTGGCGATGTGACCCGTCCACTCAAACGTATGATGGGTGGCCTGTATGCGACAATTGAACGCAAGACAGAGGAAGCTATCGCGACACAGTTCGACCTTCGACCCTCAATGCCTCCGATTGTCAAGAGCATTGATAACCGAATCACTGTCGATGAACGTAAGCAACTCTTCACCAATAACGATGAAAGTTTTCCTTGGATGTACCCTTCTGACCAAGCCCTCGGTCTCCGCATCCATCCTTACGAACCGCACCGCGCCAAGGAGATGTTCATGCGCCGTTACCATGAGATCAAAGGAGACCGCTTTGCAGGATAATGAAGTGATAATATTCGGCGCAGGATTGGCAGGGCTCATCGCCGCCAAGATGCTCTCTGACCGGAAGCCTCTCATCATGGAGAGGCAAGAGAAACTGCCTAACAACCACGCAGCACTCCTTCGCTTCCGCAGCGATGAAGTCAGCTTAGCTACCAACATACCCTTTCAACGGGTGAAGGTTATCAAAGGTGTTTCTGGCTCAATGAACCCTGTCTCTGACGCTGTGCGTTACAGTCGCAAGGTGACGGGGGGATATTCCAACCGCTCAATCTCTGATCTTGCTCCAGTTGAACGCTACATCGCTCCCCAAGACTTCATTCAGCGCCTCAGTAAGACTGCTGAGTTCAAGTTGGGGCAGGACTTCGAGGAGTGGACACCCAACCTGATCAAGGAACACCCCCCGGTCATCTCTACGATGCCATTGCCTTACATGATGGACCTGTTCAAATGGAAGGACAAGCCTGAGTTCAATGTGCTTGAAGGTTGGACCCTGAAGGCTGAAGTCGTTCCTCACCTTCAATGCAACTTGAATGCTACGGTCTACTTTCCAGGAGACGAACCCTTCTACCGCGCCTCAGTGACAGCAAGATCTCTCATGGTCGAAGGCCTCGGTGAGCATGAAGACTTTAATGAATACGAAGTTCTTCAGCAAGCAGTTTCTGCTATAGGTATGCATCATCATGACTTCTGCTCTGCACGCTACAAGCAGTCCAAGTACCAGAAGATCTCGGAGCTGACTTCTGCTGAACGCGAGAGCGCCAAGCGCTTCATTATGTGGCTCAGCGACAAGCATAACATCCACTCTCTAGGGCGATTTGCGACTTGGCGACCCAAGCTTCTGCTGGATGACATTCCTAACGACGTTCAAGTGATCGCACGCTTGATCGATGGACATGTAGACTACAACCAAAGGATAGAATCATGACTCGACACGTAACGATCGTCGCCGCTTCAGAGCGGGACCCAATCAAGGCTGCTGCCTTGCTCATCTTCACCAAGTCAACACGCCTGTCTATGAATGGGTCTCTGCTTGAAGAGATCGAGGCCAAGTGCCAAGCGGAACCAGACTGGATGCACAACCAGTTGGACTACATGTCCAAGACCATCCGGTCGAGCTGGGAGTTCCTCGACATTACCTTCAGCATCCGTGACGTCAGCCGCGCCTGCGCACAACAGATCACTCGGACACGCTTCACGCCTATCGATGGAGACCTCTTCGGGTCCTACGCCATGCAGAGCCAACGCGTTACGGACATGTCTGAGGCTACGTGGCACAACCCTATGTTTGGGCGCGGTGATATTGAAGCTGAGCAAGATTACGACGACAAAATAATGGAGAACATTTCTCAGTACAAAGTCGCTGTCGCAGAAGGCATGGCCCTCGAAGATGCACGAGGCCTGCTGCCAGTCAATCTGCACTGCAATCTCATTGCCAAGTACAACCTTCGCATGTTGAGCGACCTCGTGCAGGCGCGCATGAGCTACCGTGCTCAGGGCGAGTTCAACGTGCTGGCAGTCCAGATGTACGAGGCTGTGGTCGAGATGTGGCCATGGGCTGAGATGTTCTTCCGACCGAAGAATGAGCTGGCTGCTGAAGCCTACGCTGACGTTCTTAATCAGTTGGACATCATGGCTGATAACGAGGGCTTGAGCGGTCAAGACACTCACCCCCTACGCATTGCTCTGGCCAAGCTCAACGACCTCGTGCAGGGGGGCAAGTGATATGGCTGACAGCGGCATTGCTGATGTTGAATGCATCTTTGAGCATGGGACAGAGAAGGCCATTCTCGTCAAGCGAGAGGAAGGAGATAAAAATCCGGTCTGGTTCCCCCGATCCAAGATCGAGATTGAGGGCGAGGAATATCCTGGAACAGCGATCACCATCTCTGGCCCAGAGAACCTCTTCCTCGAGAAGGAGATGATCTGATGGGCTTGCTTATCGTATGCGATTTGGATGGTACGCTCTGTGACTGTCGGCACAGGCAACATCTCGCTGGCGACTGGGACGCGTTCCACGCCGGGATCTCTGATGATGGTTTGTTCATTCGAGTCCACGACGTCTTGTTGGCTCTGATTGAGAGCAGATTGAATGAGCATGGTTCCGAGCCTGCGACGTTGATCTTCCTAACTGGTCGCCCAGAGGACTATCGCTCTGAGACCACAGAGTGGATCAATGACGTAGCTTTCCTATTCGAAGAGGATGACTATGCTGAGCTGATCATGCGGCCCAAGGATGACTACACTCGGGATGTAGACCTAAAGCCTCAGCTGCTAGACCAGTGGCTGAGCGACAACGACAACAAATGGGCGCAGACGGACATCCTCATTCTTGAGGACCGTGAGTCTGTGGTAACAATGTGGCGGGACAAAGGTTACACCTGCTTCCAAACAGCTCAAGGAGCATTCTGATGGACAAGAATCTAATAGTGATAATTGGCGCAGATGGAGGGCTTGGCATGGCTCTGCATGACGCCATAATGGCTCGTGGAAGTTCTCAGATCATCGAGATCTGTGGACCCGCGCACCTTGGCAATGGCAGCGACAGCCACGACTTCCGTCATACTGAAGATGTTTACCAAGCTTCAGAGGAGATCCGCGCCAAAACTGACCTGTTGATCGGTGAAGGCAAGCTCGACCCAGAGTACTATCCTGTGTTGATCAACACTGTCGGAGTGAACTATATCGAGTGGTTCCCTAAGCTTGACATGCACAAGTTCAACGAACTGATGATGCTCAATGTGCAGTCGCACTTGCTGCTGGTCCAAGAACTCATTGGCGCTAATCCTCCGCTGAGTTCTGTTGCCGACGACTACAACAACTGGTTCCGCGATACTGGAGCCTTGTGCGAGATCATCAGCAACGCGAGCCACATGCCTATGACCAACTCTGTCATCTACAACGCCACCAAGGGTGCTCAGCACATCGCTACGCTAGCCCTAGGGCGCGAGCTCAAGAAGACTCACAACCTGACAGTCTTCGGTGTGAGTCCCAACAAACTCAAAGGCACTGGTATGTCTTCCTACATCGAAGGCCGGGTTCCAGAGCTGCGGGGGTGGACGCCTGAAGAGGCTGAAGCTTACCAACTGTCCTCACTCGCCGCTGGCGAGGAGACCACTCCTGAGGCTGTCGCTGGCCTCATAGCTTACCTCGTTGAGCGACCAGAGAACCACAAGTTTCTCGCCAACACTATCATCCCATACGGAGCGTAAACATGTACCCTGAACTAATGACTAAAGAAGCAGCAAACTCCCCCCTGATGGGTTTGCTCAAGATTGACCAACTGGCGTTCTTGGCGCGGTCCGATGAAGATGAGGCTGCGATCAAGAAGCAACTCCGTCTGGCTGACGCTGAATGGGTCGAGGACGAGGTTGTCGCAAGAGGCTACGTTCGCGGAAAGCACCTTGGCGAGAACAGTGGCAGGCGTGAATCTGAGAACACTGCCAAACTCCTCTTCAACTATGACCTTGGCCTTGAAGTCGAGATCCTCCGGTACACTGATGGCCCTAACTATGGTGATGTTGGCAACGTCAAGAGTTGCACGCTCTGTCACATCGGCGCTCACGTTGAGAAGGGTATGGCTCTTCCTGAAGGCCTTCAGTCTTGGACTGTCGCCAGTCCAATGATCCAACAGGTTGAGACTCAATCCCACACCAATCCTTTCTTGAAGGAGACTGGGCGAAAGTACCGCTACACGATCTACGACACCAAGGAACTTCTCGGTGTATACTTCAAAGTCATCGAGCGTCTGGAGAGCAAGTCATGAACAAGGGCGTTGAACCTAATCCTGAACCTCTTACTGATGAAGAGGTTGCAGATGTTCTAGCTGGCCATCCGCACCCTGAAGCTTCTACGAAGATAAAAGTTACTGCAGAAGGGCGCGCGCACATGGGGCAAGATCATAAGGGAGACGCTGGGATTGGCGGAAGCCTTGAAGTGGGCGGGATGATGGCTGAGAGTATTGCCAAAGCTTTGAATGTCGACCACAAAGATCCTTACGTCACCGAGATGCTCAACCGGATGGCTGAGCTCTATGCTGAACGCAACGCAGTCTACAAGGACAACTACAAGAAGGTTGGCGCTGTCATGGTGGCCATGTTCCCAGAGGGCAAGGTCTTGAAGACTGCGGAAGACTTCAACAAGTGGCACCTGTTCGAGTTGGCCATAGTCAAGCTAACGCGCTATGCGAACCAGTACGAAGAAGGCCACATGGACAGCCTTGAGGACCTGATCGTGTACATGGCTATGGTGGCAGGGATCGACAATGCGAATAGCGGATCCTGATGACCTAGGAGCTCAAGACCTTCTTAGGTATCAGTGTAGACGCACAACGATATTTGATAAGATCCGGAGCAAAATTGAAGAGGTCGAAGGCCCCTTGCCCACTCCATGCTGGGTTTGGCAGGGGGGCGATTCAGGATCAGGACGTGGCGGTGGATATCCCCGCATGTCATTGAACGGGGGGACTGTGGCAGTTCACCGAGTGATGTTTACTAATGAGTATGGCTACATCCCCCCGCGCAAGCAGATAGATCACCTTTGCAAGAACCGCATGTGTTGCAACCCTCTTCACTTGGAGATGGTGACGCACAGGGTTAACCAGAAGCGGCGAGTGACGCCGCTTGATGAACTGATAAAGGGCTTTGAATAATGAATAGCAAAGGAACGATATGGCTTCATCTTAAGTCTGGCAAGAAATATGTCATAATTGGCATGTGCAGGCTTGAAGCAACTAATGCTCCAGCTTACCTATACACTTCAATAGAAGATGAGAGTGTCGTTTGGGCTAGAGATATGGATGAATTCTTGGATGGTCGTTTTGAGAATATATCAAAAAGAGTGAAGGAGCTGAAATGATCATTTTCGACACAGAGACGACAGACCTTGTGCGAGCGGTCGATACGCCGCTAGACAAGCAACCCAAAATCATCGAACTGTTCGCCCTCAAGATTTGTGATGAGACGCTTGAGCCGCTTTGCGAGCTTGACTTGCTCATAGACCCTCAAGAACCCATCACTGAAGAGATAACCAAGATCACGAGCATCACAGACGACATGGTCCGAGGCAAAGGAGCCTTCGCTCTGCACGCCAAAGCCATAGCTGAGTTCTGGCTAGGTGAGAAGTGGAGTTGCGGGCACAACATTCGGTTCGACGTCGACATGCTTCTGGCAGAGCTCAAGCGTCTAGGGCTGCAACACAAGTTCCCTTGGACCATGAACCAGCTGTGCACGGTTGAGGCCTCAGAGCACTACGAGGGCCGCAGGCTGAAGCTCATAGATCTGCACAAGCGCCTCACTGGCGAAGGCTTCGACGACGCCCACAGAGCCAAGGCTGATGTCATGGCGACGTACACTTGCGTTAAACTTATGAACGAGCTTGGCGACATCCCTGAATTAGTGTAAAAAGAGCGTGCGTCTGCCATCCATCCGGGCGAAGAAGGACGGGTGGCCGCAGCGCCACTAGGAGACGAACGTGAGAATCAGATCAGGATATTCCTTCGGGGCCGCTTATGGCTTCCTTGAAGACGTAATGGATAGGGTTGAGACACCTTATGCGCCACTAACCGACAGAGCTTCAACCTACGCATTCAACTCATGGAGCAAGCTTGCTAAGGAGCGAGGCAAGCGTCCAGTGTTGGGCGTGGAGATTGCGATCACCGACTCACCCAACGCGAAACAGATGAGCTTCAACCATGTGACTCTGTTCCCGACCACGACGCTAGGACCAATCAACAGGGCGTTGGAACTAGCATTCAGCAAGTTTCGCTACGAGCCTCTGTTGACATACAATGATTTGAACAGGGTCGACCCTAGCGTCAACATCATGCTAGGCCGCAGGATCAACCCAGACCTGCTAGATCAATCCCGAGATTGGTTCTATGCTCAAGGTCCGTCCACTATTCCCTTCATGCGCAAAGCAGCCAGCGACAGGGGGTGGATGCCTATCGCGACTTCAGACAACATGTATCCCGCCCCCGACGACTTGCATGCTTACCAGCTTATGCTTGGGCGTCAAGCCTCAACCCAGACGTGGCCTCAACACATCTTGACAGATGATGAGCTTCGCTTATATGCAGACGAAGAAGCTTTCACGAACAGGGATAATCTGGCAGACCTCTGCGTTGCGGAGATGCAGCACCCGACGTTGGTTCACCCAGAGACAGAGATGGACCTTGAGCAATGGTGCATTGCCGGAGCCAAGCAGATGGGCATCGACCTCGATGATACTGTTTATCTCAAGCGTCTTGAGCGTGAACTTGAAGTGATTCACAAGCAAGGCTTCGATGACTACTTCCTTATCATCGCAGACCTGATCCGTTACGCCAAGACAAAGATGTTCGTCGGCCCTGCCCGAGGCTCATCGTGTGGCTCGTTGGTGTGTTACCTCATGGGTATCACAAGCGTTGACCCAATCACTCACGACTTGTTGTTCGAGCGCTTCCTAGATGAAGGCCGATCAGACCTTCCAGATATCGACATTGACTTCAGTGACCAGCATCGCCACAAGGTGTTTGAATACCTCCAGGACAAGTACGGCAGGGACCACGTAGCCAAACTGGGGACAGTATCATTCATGCGAGAGCGTCAGCTAGCTAAGGACCTCTCTGGCGCTCTGCAGATCCCGCAGTTCAAGTTTGAGTCGGTGATCCAGAACGTGGAGAAGAATGAAGGCAACACAGATCTTGCCAGCGTGCTCCAGAACACTCAGGACGGTGCAAAGCTTCTGCGAGAGCACCCAGAGCTAAGCATTGCAGGTAGACTTGAAGGCCACCCAAGGTTCCATTCAACGCACGCAGCAGGTGTTGTCGTTACAGACAAACCAATCAGCGAGTATGTTGCGGTCGATGCCAGATCCAACACGGCCGAAGTGGACAAGCACGACGCTGAAGATCTTGGCATGCTTAAGATCGATGCTCTGGGTCTGAAGCAATTGTCAATCTTTGAGGATTGCTTAGAGCTGATAGGCAAGCCTAGCAGTTGGCTCGTTAAGGTTCCGCTTGACGACTCAGCTGCATTCGATGTACTCAACAAGAAGTTGTTCTCTGGAGTGTTCCAGTATAACGGTCGTGCGGTCCAAATGGTTAGTTCAAGCTTTACCATTGAGGAGTTTGAAGACATGGTCGCGACGACCTCTCTCGCTCGCCCCGGACCGCTGGGCGCTGGCGGCACAGACAAGTGGACAGCCATCCGTCGGGGCGAGGCTACAGCTGCCATCGAGCACCCAGCCTTTGAGCCAATCCTTGGGCGCACCAAGGGGATCGTCATCTACCAAGAGCAGGTCATGCAAGCTGGGCGAGAGATTGGCGGCATGAGTTGGAACAGAGTCACCAAGCTGCGCAAAGCTGTCCAGTACTTCGGTGGAGCTAAAGGCATGGAAGAGTTCCGTGAGGAGTTCATGGAAGGAGCCAACAGCTTAGGGATTGATGAAGGCGTCTCTACTAGGTTCTGGGATGACTTGCTGACTTACGGTTCATACGCATTCAACCGCTCTCACGCAGTGGCTTACTCTTTGATCTCGTATTGGTGCTGTTACCTCAAGGCTCACCACCCGCTTGAGTACGCTGCTGCCATGCTTAACCACGAGGCCAAGCCTGAGCGCCAACGTATGATGCTCAGAGAGATGGAAGATGAAGGGATATCTTACAAGCCTGTGGATCCAGAGACCTCTACCTTGAAGTGGCGCGTGACACCTGCAGGCCTTGTTGGGCCTCTCACCATCGTCAAGGGTCTTGGCCACAGAACCGCTCTGGAGTACCTCAGAGCGCGCGACAGGGGGGAAGAACTTCCTAAGCGTGCAAGCAAGCTCTTGAATGAACCATCCACCCCCCTCGACAGCTTGACTCCTATCCGTAATGCCATAGCCACCAACCATCCGAACCTAGAAGACATCAACATCTTCTCCGAACCGACACCTATCGATGAGATGCCTGCAGAGAAGGTCAGAGACATTCTTATCATGGGGCGCTTGATCAAAGCTACGCCACGCAAGGATGAGAAGTCTGGTGGAACCAAGATGACCTGTGTCCTAGAAGATGATACGAGCGACATCAAGTTCTTCATCAACAACCGCAAGTATGAAGAGTTCGGAGCTAAGATGCTTGACTCTGGCAAGGTTGGCAAGACCTTGTGGGCCGTAAAAGGCTCAACGCCAGATGGAGGCGGAATCATCTTCGCAGACAGGGTTCGCTTCCTAGGAGAATTCCAAGAATGATAAGCCCATTCGAGAAGAGTAAAGCCGCCAGAAGCTACCTCGAGAGGATTGACGTCCAATTCAAGAGTATCTACACTGCATCCAAAGTCATAGTTGAGAACCAATACGAGCGCGATGTTATCGTCGTCAAGTTCAACCGCAGAGGTTTCGTGTCTGCCACAAAGGGCTACAACCCTACCGAAGAAGAGATCAAGGCGATAGCAGAAGAAGCTGAGGGCTTAGACTTCCCTGAGCAAGTAATGCTTGGAGCTCTACCTAGTTCAGAACTCCCCCCGCTCATCAAGGAAGCTAAGACTGAGGACTTGTATATATTCAAGAACTCAGAAAAACAGATCCGCTTCATTCAGGTCCGGATAGAGCTTCCGAATGGAGACAAGAAGTATGTTCCTCAGACCTACTGGTCGGACGGTGTTTGGAGAGCAGCTGAGCCAGAAGAGGGCTTGCCTCTCTACAACGCAGAGTTGCTGTATAAGGGAGCCAGAGTGTTCATCCATGAGGGTGCTAAGGCTGCTAGGGCAGCTCAGGATATAGCAGACAATGGCGGTCACCCTTGGAGCAGCTACTACTCGACCGGAGTTCATGTCGGATGGATCGGTGGCGTATACCACTTGCACCGCAACCTCTGGGGTGAGCTGCGCGGCATTCCAGGAGAGGCCATCATCGTTCCAGACAACGACTTCGTAGGCAAGTTCAGGATCAAGCAGATTGCGAAGAAGTTTCAGTGCGCGACCTATTACGCTAGGTTTGATGCACGTTGGCCTAAGTCTTGGGACTCAGCTGACCCTCTGCCAGAGAATATGTTCTCTAGTGATGGCCAGTACCAAGGACCAGAATTCGAGGAGCTTCTCCAGTCTTGCAGCAGAGCAACAGAAGTGGTTGGTGTTGAAGGCAACAAGACGATATACGGGATTAGAGAGGCATTCGCTGAGAATTGGGTTCGCATTCAGAACCTTCGCCATTACGCAGATATCAACAATCCTGAATTCACTATGGATAAAGAACAATTCAACGTCATGGTGAGGCCTTACAGCGACGTTGCAGATACAGCCAGCCTGCTATCAACAGCCTCTGGCAACATATGCGACAAGGTTACGTTCATGCCTGACCATCCATCAGGGCTCATAACTGTAGAGGGTGACTACTGCCTCAACCAGTATGTTGATAGGCGCATGAAGCCTCTAGCACTGAACGACACTTCTCCCTTCTGGGACTTCATGGAGTACCTTCTGCCAGACGAGAGAGAGCGAACTGAAATTATCCGGTGGATGGCGACACTCTATGCCCAACCAGAGACCCGCATTGGTTACGGGATCCTTCTGTTGAGCAAGATGCAAGGTGTAGGCAAGTCAACGTTGTTAGATATCATTGCGTCGCTCATCGGGAAGAGGCATGTTAGCTTTCCAGGAGACGCGATGGTCCAGTCAGACTTCAATGGTTGGGTCGTCAACAAACGCCTCGTGGTCGTGCACGAGATCTACGCTGGTCAGAACTGGAAGACCTACAACAGGCTCAAGAGCTTGATGACTGACGAGTTCGTGGAAGCCAACAACAAGCACATGGTAAATTACACTCTGCCGAACTGGAGTCACTACGCTGCCGCATCCAACTCTATGGAAGCTCTGCGAGTTGAGAACGATGACCGTAGATGGTTAATCCCTAAGCTACCGAACTATCTTTATAAGAACTACGGTTCGCTCTATGCTTTCATAGCTGCAGGGGGGTTGAGAGCTATCGCAAATGAGTTCCTCAACAGAGATGATTACATCAAGGCTGGAGAGCACGCCCCCCTGACTGATTCTAAGAAGGCTCTCATTGATCAGTCTATGCCACCGGATGAACGTCTAGTGGTGATCCTCATGGAACGGTTGCCTGAGGGTTCTTGCATGGACATCAAAGACATATGGCTCTGGGTCCAAGAAGAAGCTAAGAGCAGAGCCTTCATCACTCCTCAACGGATCAAGTCTTTGCTTCTTGAGAAAGGTTACTGTGTCGATGAACCAGCGACTATAGGTTCTCGCGAACGCATACTGGCTTGGAGCAACGAAGAGAGCAGAGCGTATGCGCTCAAAGATGCTGCAGCTTCCGATTTAGCTAAGATCAAGTCTTCTCGTCTATCTGAACCTTCTCATGTATTTAAGGATGATTCATCTATGTGACTTAATAATTCACAAATTAGTGAAATAGTTCGTGCCTTCTGCTTCAAGACGAGAAATAAGAAGTTATGAGGCGCGAGCCTTGCAACTCTAGGAGACGGATTAATGGCACTTCACCTCGTTAAAGCTAAAGACTACAACGGCTACAAAGACGTTATGTTCTGCATGGAGGATACAGACTTCCGTTTCAACACAGACAATTACATCGATTGCGGCGTTCTGACTAAAGTCAAAGGCGAGCGCAATATTTACCAGCAAGTATTGGGCGTTCGTTGGTTCCGCCACCAAGACTGGTCTTTGAGCGTTGCAGATGTAGTAGTTGTACACTGAAATCTAAACCAAGGAGACGAACTAATGAGCACACATATTTCATACATCGGTAACCATCGCGAAGCTGAAGGCGACGCAATCGATCTTACCAACCCTGAAGTGGAGGCATGGGCTAAGAAACACTTCCCTGCTGTCATGGCAAACCGCCCAGTCGGTATGAGCGAGAACTACCAGTTCATGCCGACGCATACTATGGCCAAGCGCATGATCAAAGACTTCGGTCTCAAGCTGGTTGAGATTGGCCAGCAGAACAGCCGCAGCCGTGACCCCTCAGGTCAGGAGCACTTCCTCAAGTTCCGCTTGCCTACAGCTCTCAGCTTCAAACATATCCGCGACTCCGTGCCTGAGTTGGTCATTATGAACAGCCACAACGGTCGTTCAACTGTGCGCGCCTATGCAGGCGTATTCCGTATGGTATGCTCCAACGGCATGGTGATCAGCGAACAATCGTTCGGCCAGATCAAGCTGCGCCACTTCGGCGAGCACAACACCTTCGCAAACTTCAACAAGGTGTTGACAGAGATGGCTCAGAAGCTGCAGGTGCTGGACGCTCGCTTGTCTAAGTTGGATGGCATCTTGCTGTCGCAGGCAGAACAACGCCGCTTGGCGCGTCACGTCATGAAGCTGCGGGCCGTGCCTGACTGGGTCGAGCCTCATCACGTGCTTGAGGTCCACCGCAAAGAAGACGAGCTTGACGCGGCAGGAATGCGGAGCGCATGGGTGACCTTCAACGTCATCCAAGAGAACCTTACCACACGGACGATCGTCCACGAGCGTGAGGGCCAGCGCAACGTGCAGCTGCGGCCACTGTCTGGAGCGCGTGCTCACGTGCTCACCAATGAGAAGATCTGGCAAGGCCTTGAGCTCTTCCTGCAGAAGGAGATGCCTCACTTGGCATCGGATCTGATGGACATGCAGGCTCTGGAAGAGGTTGCAGAAGAGAAGGCCAAGGCAGCGCCGCGCGGGGCCAAGGAGATCTTCGAGCTGGCCACCTACGATCAAATCTGCGGCGTGACAGATGAAGAGCGTGAGGCTCTGACCTCTGAGGAGCGCAAGAAGCTCTCAAGCCGCAAGAGCTACTTGAAGCGTAAGGAGAATGCTTGACTCAACACCACCCCCTTGCATATCATAGGGGGTGGCAACCTATATCGAAGGAGACGAACAATGGTATACCTAGAAGCATCATTCACTGGAGGCCAGTTGGCTTCCAAACTAATTGAGGATCCAGAAGAGCTTGGTTTAGCTCTGATCGAATTCTCTGATCACGACGTAGATGCGATTCTTGACGATCTAGAAGAATTCACCAATGGGCAAGTCGCAGATTGGCTCATTGGCCTCGGAGAGAAACTCAAGAAGCTTCACGAGAGCACCTGATGGCCACCCCCGCAATTCCGTAGGGGATGGCAACCTATATCGAAGGAGACGAACAATGCTAACCATTTCAATCGAGATAAAATGCGATAGCAAAGAACATGCTGACTCGCTTACCAAGCGTGTAATGAATGGGAGTCATTTTGTTGGGTACAAACACGGAGCTTGGTTCTGGTTTTGCGAATGCCCTGCTGATGAAATACTAAATCTTGGGCAGGAACTTCACTATGAGTTGCAAGAGGCTAGCTGATGGCGCGCGTAGTCCTAGACTTGAGAGAGCCACGAGGGCAGATCCGTGTGACGCCCTCGTGGACCATGAGCCTGATGGAGAAGGCCAAAGCCTTACCTGACCGCAAGAAGTTCAAGGATCGTGTTATGTACTTTGAACTTACCGACGGCAACATATCTAAGGCTCTGTCAGCCTTCCCAATGGCTGAGGTCATCAACCCGTCAGCTTCGCGCACCCGCTTACTAGCTGATGGACCTCGCATGCCCTTCGCCACCGCGTTGCCACCTAAAGCGCTGCAGGAAGAGGCCATGCAAGTAAGCGATGGCAAGCTGCTGTTCGCATTCTTCGAGAAGCCAGGAGCAGGCAAGACCAAGATGATCCTCGACTGGGCTATCCGGTTGTGGTGCGAAGGGAAGATCGACGGCATGTTCGTCTTCAGTTTCGCTACAGTGCATGAGCAATGGGTCCTCGATGAGATCCCGAAGCACGTGCACGAGAGCATACCAGTCAAAGCTCATGCGTGGCAGACGGGCAAGAAGAATGATGAGAGCATCCTTGAGCCTGACAAGGATCTGTTCCGAGTACTTACGATGAACTTTGAGTCCTACGCCGTGTCCCCGAAGGCTTTCGCCTTCTCCAAGAAGTTTGCGGACTCAGGGCTCATGGCTGCAGCAGTGGATGAGAGTCATCGCATCAAGAGCCATGAGAGCCAGATAGGGATCAAGGCTGTCGACCACCGCAACGACTGGGGGGCAAGATGTATTGCGTCAGGAGAACCTACCCCCCTCGGCATACAAGACTATTATCAACAGTTCTGCTTCCTTGACCCAGACATCATTGGTGCTTGGACCTTTACAGCATTCAGGAGCATGTTCTGTCGCATGGGTGGGTTCCAGAACACCAAGATCGTCGGTTACCAGAACCAAGAACACCTGCACAAGCTTATGAGTCCTTACGTACATGTCGGTGCGCCCGACATTGACGCAGAGAAGATCTATCATACGTCTAAGTTTGATCTGTCCCCAGCTGCTCGCAGAGCTTACAGGCAGATGCTGACTGAACTCATTGTAGAGATCGATGAGCAGAGGTTCCACCAAGTCCGCAGCGTCCTCCCTAAGCTCATGAAGCTGGAAGAGATAACATGTGGGCGCATCACTAACAGAGAAGGAGAGACTGTTGAGTTTGACAACAACAGGAATGAGCTCGTTAAGACGCTCCTCGATATCGAACCCAATCATAAATTCATCGTCTGGAGCAGGTTCACTTATGACCATGAGAAGCAGAAAGAAATGCTTGGCGATTCAGCTGCGATCTTCAACGGCTCAACGAAGAAGAGTGAACGGAGAGAGATCGTTCAACGATTCAAAGATCTTGACGATCCTCTTCAATACTTGCTCGCCTCAACCGGGGCAGCAGGTACAGGGTTGAATCTACAGGGCAGTTGCTTCAGGAACATCTACCACAGCAACAGCGCCAACGCAGGACAGAGATGGCAGTCCGAGATGCGGACCTTCCGCATGGGCACAGTGAAGGATGTCATCTACACAGACATCGTAGCAAGAGCCACGACCAACGTAGGCCTGCTTAATAATCTAAGGCGCAAGAGAGAAGTGTCTGACATGAGCATCGCAGAGTTCAGAAGCATGCTCGATGAAATGGAACTGGAAGAATTCGAGGAGAGCTTCTATGGAACTGTGGAATGATTGGAAGGAGTTTGCTGGCGACGTGCTTGGTGTCGCCAGCCTGTTTGTTATGCTGTTTGTAGGGTTGCTAGCTCTTGAGCTTGCTGACCCCTATTACACCGAAGATGCTCAAGATGATCATCCCTGCCCACTCATCCAAGGGTGCAGGTAGAGCGGCGATAGACCACTCTTGAGGGTAAGCGCACCCTACGCACCAGAAGATTGAATAGATGCAGATGGTGGCCCACCACAGAGCGAGAGGGGCAGCAAAGATAAGCATGAGCCAGAAACCTCCCGCGCGCATGATGCTCGCCTTGGTCTCGTAGTGCTTCATGATGAGATCTGTCTTGAGCTTCTCTTTGTCCACATCAGACTTGATCTTGGTGTCGACAGTGCTGAGGACGCGATCCAGAGCGCCCCCGGCCAACCATTGAAAGATGCGAGCTATCATCGCGCCTTACCAATCGGTGTGGTTGTCACAGAGCGCAACCAGATATTGATGAGCGCCACAGCGAGAGCGTACTCAGCCTTGAGATGCTCAGGGATCAGAGAGCTGAACTCTGGGTCAACGAGCATTTGCATAGCGATCTCGAACGCCAGAGGGAGCAGCGCCAGAATGTTGAACGCAAGCGTCTTGAAGCCTTTGAAGATTGTCATTATGATTCTCCTATCACTTGGTCATAGGCCTTAGCCCTGTCTTTGTTGTGCTTCGCTTTTGAAGCGATGATGATGGCAACGATGACTATAATGCCTATCAGGCCAAACAGCTCAAGCGTGGTCAAGTCCAGACCCACAGCAGACGCTGGACCCGCAGCAACGGTGCCTGTGGCTCCTTGTGTGGCTCTCTTGGCCGCTTGGCGAGCTTTGTCTCTCTCGCCCGTGAGCAATTGGCCTGTATCGCCTTGAGACCCAGCCGCAGCCATCTTAACTGCAACTGCTTCCACGTGAGCAATGCGTCGCGTCCAGCCTCGACCGAAGACATCGAAGGTCCTAAGGCTACGCACGAAACCTAGGCGGTTTGCGCAAGCTTTCTTGATTGCGGGTATCGTTGGAGCAGATAGAGAAGCTTGGATTGTTTTGCGCCCTATCTTTCCATCAGCTGCAGCTCCAACAGCTCTCTGAGTCCAGCGTGCACCACGTGAAGGACCGCTGTTGACCCCTGCGTCGAAGGTGACGTAATCCAAGCCTGCAGGCAGTGAGTCTCCTTTGACCACATCCCAGTACTTGCGCTTGTATATCGCTTGCACCGTAGACATGCTGATGTTCTTGACTTCGCTCTTTGTGACTGGGCGGCCAAGCCAAGAAGCCAAAGTCTTGTGGGTGATGCCATAGTTGGTCGCTCCTCCAGGATCACGGGGGTGGTCAACATAGCCCCCCTCATGCTTGAGTGTTTCCCTGAGCGAGGGTTTGAAGTTATCGATAGCCATATATTCCTCCTTACGGCGGTGATTGAACGACCCTGAATGGCTCGCTCATTGGCGCTTGCAAGGGTTCGTATACTCCGCAATTTATAGGAATGACTTCAGCAAAGTAACTGTAAACTCCTTCCTGCATATTAGCGGGTATGCTTACTTGAAGCGCGAAAGGTATAAAGATTTGAGTAACAGGCGCTTTCGTGGCGTCAATAGTATTTGTGTATCTTGAGGCTATTGTGTTGTTATTGTGGTCCCAGAACCTTACGCGAATGCGCGTGTCACAGCTTGCGTTTCGACGGAGCAACGCGACAACACCAAGAACGCCTCCTGCTTCAACTACGGGATTAGGCACTATGAGATTGCCCCTGAAGTCAATCAGTTGTGGACGACCAGTAGCTAAGCTTGATTGAATCTCAGCCAATGTGGTGGCGTTCGCTGATCCAACTTCAGCACTTGCCAAAGCGATCTCCGTGTTGGCTTCAACCTTCTCAGGCAAAGAAGCCCACTCAGGAGCCAATGCTGGAATTAAGAAAGCAATGGCTGCGCTAAGGCCTGCGATCAACATAGCAACGAAAGTGATAGATTTGATGCCGAGGTCAAACCAGTCTGCCAGACTTTTGGGGTTGAATCTTCTGCTTTGTTTAAGATTTTGCACTAGATGTTCGTCTTCCTCTTGAGTCATAGTTAGCCCTCCTTAATACACCAGACGCGAACAACACCGTCAGCGCCTGAGCCGCCGACAGAGTCACCGCTAGTTCCCGTATCAACACCACCGCCGCCGCCGCCGGGAAACGCTCCATCAATAGGATAGTTAGAGATTGATCCAGTTAAGCCTGAACCGTTTCCGCCTCGCCCAGCGTGCCCCGACAAACCGCCAGAAGAACCATCATTATCGGCGGCCCCGGCACCGCCACCGCCACCACCGTAGACGGAACATTCACCGCCTCGGTTTGAGGGACTGCCACCTTCACCGCCAGCAAATCCTGCGCCTCTTGCGTTTACAGCACCGCTATCTCCTAGGCGAACGACACCAGCGGCCCCAGCTGAACTCGCTCCAGCCGCGCCTCCGCCTCCGCCGACCATATAGTGATCGTCACCACTTGACCCAAACACAGAAGCTGACCCGTTAGAGCCGCTTGAAGAACCGCCAGCTCCACCAGAACCTACAGCAATAGTCACAGTGGCCGGAAGATCGTCAATATCATTAAAGCGTTGACGAGCGCCTCCGCCTCCGCCTCCGCCGTGAGGATCAACGGACTCTCTGTAACCAGCACCGCCTCCGCCAACCGCGTGGACAATGACTACGTCACCGCTCTCTGCATTAGCGGGTTTAGTCCAAGTCCCGGCAGACGTAAACTCTTGATAATCGTAAGCCACACCGAGAATCTTTGGAGCATCGTCCCCTCTCTCGATAGTCTCTATTAGGTTGTCTCTCAGAGCTGTCATCAAAGCTGTGGTAATCTTTGCGCCAGCTGCAACAGCTGCATTAGTGATACTTATGAAAGCCATTAGCCTATCGTAGCTCCTTCTGTTCCGTCAGGATTCAAGCCGTCATTGTCGGTTATGAATGCTATTCCTTGTTCAAATTCATCCTCGTCGTAGGTAAGAGGAGCGTCATTGTCCCCGATGGAGAATATTCTGCCGTCAAGAGTCACATCTGCTAGCCATACCTTCTGGCTGTGTCCTGCTTCGACCTCTTCAGCTTCAATGATGACATATCGACGCACATCATTGTCTCCGAACTCATCTTGGAGCTGATCCGTAGAGAGTGATACGAACTTGCCAAGCCACAAGTCTGAGTCCTTGGCATCTAGCCTAGTCTCGACGTAAACAGGAACATCTTTATACCGGATGAGATATCTGGTTCCTGTTTGGTTGGCTTCAGCCTCGCTAGTCAACCAACGAGAGAACACTTCTCTGATCTGAGGTAGCTTCGCATACTGGTCCAGATCGTTGTTGTCGCCAGTGATAGGAATCAGCTGATTCTTGTAGTTGGAAGGCTTGTTCAAGTCTCCAGCGAAGTTGCGGGGGTTGTAATACAAACTTAGAGTGCTGACACGCTCTTTAGGGCGCTCCTCCACAGCCACAGAGCCTATGAGATGTTCCTCATCAGTGAGAGCGCGCTCAACAGTGCTTAGAGGTTTGATAGCTTGCATGTCGATGACTTGGTTGCGCTCATTCCACCACACATAGAACGCACAACTCTCTGCCAACTCACCAATGAGCTGATCTACACCAGTAGGCTCTGTGATGAGCGTGGTCAATTGGTACGCGCCTAGGTTCTCATCATCCTCGGTTATGATCTTGGATATATCAATCAGCTGCGCAGGAATCCTTGCGTCGTTGACAAAGAGTTCTTGGAGAATGTCCTTGACTCTCGCATCAGTGTACCTTCTGCAGAGTTGGACGTTGTCTTCAACCTCGTGCTCTGCAGCTTCTGAACCATCAGAACCTCTGGTCAGGCCAGTGAAGGTCGTCTGGTCCAAGCCACCGTCGTACGTCCTCGAAGTGTATATGATGGTCTCGTTGTTGATCCTGACTGTGGCAGTGCTGTCAGGGTATGCGTCTGTGACGTCTCCTGCGAGAACCATAGAAGTGGCCTCAGCTTCGGTTAGAAGAACGTCTAGCTGGCCAGAAGTAGGAGCAGGGACTTGAGCCCTTCTGAACTCAGTCAGAGAGAGTACGTCTCTCGACTTAACGCTAAGCTGATCTTGCCCCCTGCTCGTCCTGTCAAGGACATATGTCTGGCGACGCATCTCAGAGAGCTTCTGCCCGTCGTAGCCAGTGTAACGACGGACGATGGAGCGGGTCTTACCAAACTTCTCTCTTGCCAACCACTTCTGCCAGAAGGTTCCTTGGTCGAGAGGATCGTAGTTACGATTGACTCTGTAAGGGTCGTAAGGATGATCACTGTGGGGGCTGTCGGCGCAGCTGAATTCCATATAAGCTCTTCTGCCCAGCGTCTCATACCTCTGATCTGTCCCAGAGATGTTGATCCTGCTGCCGACAGAGCTTACGCTTAGCAAGTTGGGCATTATGTAGATATCATCAGAAGGCGCTGCCTTGCGGCCATCACTGAAGAAGTACCTGCGGCGATACTTGTCTTGGTCAGGGAAGAGTGTCGCAGTCTGGTTGTCGTACACCCGGACTTCAGTCACGGACCCGTTGTAATCTTCTTCGCTCTCTCCGACAGGAGAATTGCCAGTCAAGCTGATCTGGCCGACAGCGTAGTCTCCATCATCAAACAGAGTTGTAGGGTCTCCTGAGCTCGTGTCTGAGCCGACAAGGGTGAGCTCAAGCTCCACAGGATCAAACAGATAAACTGTCACTGTGCAGTCTGTCCCGGTGTTGTATTCAAACCTTGCTATGAGCGTGAAAGATTTGCCCTGAAGAGCTTCAGAAGACACGGACAGCTTGCAAGCGTTAGCAGGGTCTGCCGAAGCCGCATCGCCAGCCCGGACAACCAGATTGCCAGAGGTGAAGCCTATGTAGAGGCCTGTCGTCGCGCTGCCGACTTCAAAGACGCATCCCTCTGGGTCTAGAGGAATGAACAGATCTGTTTCAATGAAGTACTCAGCCTCGCCATTGAAATCTGTAGCTCCAGTGTCGCCGTTGTTGAGGAACCTGTCTGGCTCGAGATGGCCAAGAGGTCTGGCTTGGAAGTCTGCTGCAGCGAGAACTCTGCAAGTAGCTCTGGTCTCAAAGCACTCACCCCCAGCTGCTGCTGTCGCGGTGCATGGCGCTGAGCCAAAGGTGTTGGCGCACCGAGGGGTTATCACCTCAATCAGCTCGACTGGCTCTCTGTCCAGAAGCTTGACTATTTCAACTCTACTCATACGAGTGAACCTCTGCAGACATACTGAACTCCCAGAACTTGTTCAAACCCATAGCCACAGGGGGGCTAGTCTGAGCACGCATAACGTATGAAGCGTCCTGAGTCAACTCTGGTCGCCAAGCGATGAATGCGCTGTCTGCTTCCAGAGACTGTATCACTCCGTTCACTCCGTCAAGGTTCGCACGAACCCAATCATAGGTTAGGTGAGACCAAGAGAAACTTTCAGCTAGGTTGGTTCTCCGTTTGGAGCGACCCAGAAGCTCACCAGACCTTGACATGTTGCCGACTAGCTCAGTAGTTCTGTTCATTCGAGCAGGAGTGAAGCCAGAGTACACGCCTTGAGTGAGAACGAGCGGATCAGAGACCCTCACAACGCCTATTCGAGGATCCACCCCCCGATCCAACCTGAGCCTCCACCTTCTACTTGTGACTTCGTTGAAGAAGAACATGATGGGGCTGTCGTCAATAGGCGTTACTTCTCCGAGAGAAGTCCAAGTGTCGTCCTCGTTGGAATCGTGCTCAAGAGTGATTCTGCAAGCGCTTGATCCTAGGTTGTGAGCAGCTATGGCAAAGCAAGAAGCTGCTTCTGCTACATATGAGTTCAACTGGAGAATGGCTTCACTCTCGTGGAGAGAGGCTTTGAGGAACCTGACCTTCTCGTCTTCTCCGGTGTATGAAGTTGAGCCATTGGAGAGCTGAATTGAGAAACTCCCAGTCCCTGCTGCAGCAGTGAAGTAGAATCTCAACTGGTACTTCCCTCTGCCCAAATCTACAATCTCTCCTCCTGCGTCTGAAGATAGATCTGAGAGATCGAAGTCGCACGTCTGAACGGTTGTTCCATCGTCGATGCTGAATCGTATAGTTCTGAGGCCATCAGCTAGCTCAACCTTCAAGCCAGCAACGTAGTCTGAAGCTGTAAACGTGAAGGCTTGTTCAAGCTCGTGAGTCCCTGCGGAAGAACCCTCATCAACTTCTTGCCCGTCTTCTCCCACAGTCAAACCTGTCGCAGTCCAGTTGTCTGTGTCTGAGAAGTCTTCGGGCTTGATCAACTCGTTAGAGAAGGGTGTCCATCGGTCCTGAGTTAGACCATTGAGCACTAGGTCTGCTGTCGTCCCTGAATCTTGCGTAGCAGAAACGTTGCGAATTCTCTTTGAGTTTCCGTTGTGGACCATCCTAGCTTTTCTTCCGCTAGTCCAGACGTAACCTGATTGAGTTGCAATAGCCATTAGCGTCTACGTCCTCCTTGGAGCTGAACAACCTCTTGGCCATCATCTCCAGCCTCATTGATGTGCCCAATCAGCTGATTGACTTGGCCACGCGTGAACATCTCGCCATGCAAAGACACAGACAGGAGAGGTCGCTGAGCGCCTGCTGGCTCCGCTTGGCTGGAGACGCCAACGACAGACCCTCCTCCGCCTGCAGAGCCACCACTGCCACCAGCGTTGACTCCTTTGATGGCGTTTACCATGCCTATTCCCGCTCCAAGCACGCCTAGGGCGGCTGGGATCCTTGCGAACCAAGGAAGTGTTGGGTCTGCGAGCACAGCAGTGTAAGCGCGGTAGGAGTTGATCAAGGCTTCAGCTGCGCCGAAAGCTTTACCGATGCGGAGCATCTTCTCTGTGCCGTTCTCCATTGCGCTCTCCATCTCTCCGAAGAACGTTTGAGCTTGTGCTAAACCATTGCCTTGGTACCCAGTTCTGAGAGCTTGGATCCGCTCTTGATATTCCTTCTCAATCCTAAGTTTGGCTTCGGCATGACCGCCGAGAATCGTCAGTTCTTGGTCTTGAGCTTGCTGGAGCGTCTCGAGAGACTTCTCTCGCCATTCATTGATAGTCTCTTCTTCAGTCTTGAGGCTATCGACAAGAGCCTCAATTCTGCTTGCGCGTTCGTCGTAAGCAGATCTGCCGCCACCGCCTCGAGAAGAAGTCTTCTTGCGCTCTACAAAGATCCCCCCGGTGCTGGCTTCAAACCGACCAGCTGCAGTCGTTGGCCCTCCTGGACCAGCATTGCCTCGACCAAGTTGAGATTGTTCTGCAGCCAAGTTAGCTACTGCCATCTCTTTCAGAGCCGCCGCAAATCCATCTCTTGCGTTCCAAGCATTGTCTGCCATAGCTTGGGATAGAGATACGATATTTGTGAGGCCTGAGACTGTGTGTTGTAGAGTTACGACTGTTGCTTCTCTGGCTCTCAGGTTGCGTTCGTAAGCCGCTGCAGCTTCTTCCTCTCTGCGCTTCTGCGATTCAAGAAGATCTAGCTTCTCGATTAACAGGTTGCGCTCTTCATTCATACCTGCAAGGCGCTCTTGCTGTCTTGCAATTGATCGTGTCAATCCTGGACCCATTTCCTCAACAGTCTTGATTGCCTCATCAAGCGTCTTGATCTGTTCGGTTATCCTCTGGATCTCATCATCGACGGCAAGAGACTTGACGTTCTCAAAGCCTCTCCTGTAAGCTTCAATCCTGGCTTCGCCTTCCTCAAGAGATTCATTGATCTCTTCTAGGATGTCATCGAACTCTGAGCCGCTGTCTCTAGCATCATTTGCAGCCCTAGCCCAGTTGACTAGAGCTGCGACGCCAGCAATGGTACCAATGGTGACGATAGCCATAGGAGAGACCATGCCTTTGAGACCGCCTATGATCCCCCTCAGAGCATCTTTGCCTGATCCGCCCATTTGCTGGAACACTTGAGTGATCTGCGTACCTTGCTGCATAGCAAGGATGAGGGGGGACTGCCCTGCTTGAAGCATGACCCCGACGTCGTTAAGCTGAGCAGTCAGGTTGGCTGTATGGCTTGCGGACACCTTCATATTGTTGCCGAAGCTTGCGGCTGGAGCTGCAGCGCCTCCAAGAACACCGCCAACCCTCTTCCCTTTGGCAGCTACTGCATCCATGCCAGCCTCAACCCTGTCAAGGCCTGCTTCAGCCTCAGCAGTGTTTGAGCCAACTTGGACTTCAATCTTAGGGAACATTAGAGCAACTCCATCAGTTCATCAACATCTTCTTCGGTCAGGTTTCCAGCAAATCTTCCGTCATCTGGAGGTTTGTTGAATTCATATTCACAGAACCATTCAGCCATAGTCATCTGCCAAACCTCTGAAGGCTGTATGCCCCAAGATCTGGCGGACATATACATTACATTCCAGTCTATCCCTCCGACTTCACCTCTGGCTCCGATTGCGGTTCTTCGGAGCCTTGAGGCTTTTTTGCTGAAGGAGTAGGGCTGATGGCTTCGATGACTTGTTGATAAAGAGTGAAAGCCTCTTTATCAAATGAGTACATCTGAGCATACAACTCTTCTTCGTCAACTTCAGCTCCTGCATGATTCATGACAAGCGCAACCAACCAAGCCATGAAGCTAAGTTGAGGCTTGCCAGCGCTCGCTTGATGAATGAGATGGACTACAGAGACTGAACCTTCTGAGTCCCCTCGTTCGATCTTGCGAATGAGTGCGAGAGACGGCACAAAGGAATATTCTTTGTTGTCCCAAGTAATTTTGACCTCCCTAAAAACACTCATTGGTTTAGACCGGAGTGAATGAGATTGCGCCCGAAGACTCAAGCCCGCAAGTAAAGGTTGCTGGGTCAGTTCCTTCTACTCCAGAAGGAGCGAAGTTTGTGATGAAGAAACCATCTGCTGCAGTCACCGCTCCAAGACCAAGGATGTCGATCTCAAAGTCGTGCAATGCAGCATCCTCACCAGTGTTGATTGCAAGCTGCATAAGGATGACATCCTTCATAACGCCCTCAACAGACATAGACAGCATCTGGCTGCCGATGTCATCAAGCAAAGTGCGAACGCCTGCATCATCTTTGTCGGTGATATCGATCATTTCGTTTGCAATCGTGAACGAATCTGTGCGTGCACCAGCGATGACATCCATGCCACCACCATCGTCATAGCGGATCCGTAATTTTCTTCCTGCTTCTGCTGGCATTTCATGCCCTCCAGTTTAGTGGTCTTCCGTTCCGCAACGGATTACCATTTCAAATATAGCCCTGTCGTTCTCTAGGTATGAGGGGCCAGTGTAAGCTCCGAGTGGAGACATTGCGAATACTCCCTCTGTCTCAAAGTCATCGCGAAGATATCTGAGAACGGAGAGCATGTGAGAATCGGCAGCTCTGACTTGATCAGCGCCAACCAACAGGCTGAGAGATACATCATGCTGTTGAGCTTCTGGATCCGAAGGGCCAGAAGTGCCTGACATCCTGAAGAGTGCAACGTCAGCTGAACCCTTCAGATCTCGATCAGACCATCTGTAATACTTAACTTGGTACCCAGGAAGCAAACTACCGTCTGTTACGATGTGAGAACTAACTCTATTTAGGAGAACGTCACTCATGGTTGGTACGCCGATATAATTCTGGACAAGTCGTCCTGGATGAAGTCTTTGAGGCCTTTGACTAGGAACTTGTTTGACGCACCCGGCTTCTGCCAATTCTTCTGCGGGCCATCGTGGACGATAGCTGCGTATTCACTAACAGGAGTGCCACCCCCGGCTGACAGCTCAGAAGCTCCGCCATAACCAATGACAGCCCATGGGCCTTTGGCTCCTTCTCCAGAACGCCGATACTCACTGTTGATCAACGCTGAAGTGTCAACAGGGACGTAAGGCATTGTGTTGGCGGAGATTGCCTGCATCATGACGACAAGCATTTCCTCAGTGACATTCTCAATCTCATTGAGCGCCCTCTTGAGCGCCTTCTTGGCTCCAGGAATGCCTTTCACTTTGATGTTATTGCTCATCCCGTGATCAACCTCCTGTCAGGCAAGCCCTCATCGAAGGTGTTGGCGTTGTAGGACATCACTCTGCGGATCTGCTCAGCACTCGCTGGGGGATCTGTCGCAGTGTTGACCCCTATGACCAAGAAAGATCCTACCTCTGGCGCATCGGCGTCAGCAGCCTCAAGATAGACGTTGCTCTGAGCGGTGAATTGCACACCTGCACTGTCTTGGACCAGATCTCCGCCAGCTTTGAAGTCGCAGTCAAACACAGTGCGTTCGTAACCTGTAGGCTGGTCATAGGCGTCGAAGCCTGTAGCCTTCCAGATGGTGCACTTGGCAGTGTATGACCATGAAGAGAACTTACTCATAATCTGAACGCCTCCCGACAGATCTCAACTGAACCGAGCCGTTGCGAGAAATGATGTTTGTGACGCAACCGTATTGGTCGATCGTTCTCAATGTCTCGAGATAACCTGTGTCTCCTTTGCGACGAGAACCGTAGGAGCGTGAAGCGCCAGACGCAGATCTCTCTTGGGTCACTGAGCCTCGGTCTGTGGAGTTTGAGACTAGGTGCCTCACACCCAAGACCTTGAGTTGCTTGGCCACTGCTCCAGGAACAGAATTGGCCTCAAGACACTCATCAGCTTGATCTATGAGCGATATGAAACCAGCGACATCTCCTGCGGAAGCTCCAGTCGAGAAGCCATCCAAGACCGCTGCGACGGACACAGCATAGACACCGCCGCCTCTGATGCTGATATTGATGTCTGCAGAGTTCGGGAAGGTCTCAATGGTGCCGTCGCCATAGACGACTCTGAAGTTAGCTACGAACTCTCCTTGAGTTGCAGTGTCAGCAGCCGTGAAAGCGTAACGAACCACCCCCGATGCTGCGTTCTCAATGGTTGCCGCTTCCGCGTCAATGATGACTGTCCCGTCTCGGTCTCTCATTGAGAAGGTGACAGAAGCTCCTGACAGATCAGTCAGGGGGGGCAGCGTGTATTCCAAACCGGGGGATGTGTCGCTCTGGTAGATATAGAAGTCTGTCAACTTACTGATCCTCCGTTGAAGGGTCTTGTTACTGAACCGCTGTTTGAGGGCCTCGCCACTGAGCCGCCATTCTGGCTGTTGGCCCAACGACGAGAAGAGAACTCGTCGCTAAGTATGCTCACATCGATCCCTGTTAGAATGTAAGCTCCTGAGTCAAGTGCAATGACTCTCTCATCTGAGACTGCCAAGTCGTTCCCAGAGAACGTGTAGCTACCTGAATCAAGGCTGACTAGGGTTGTCTCATCTAGAGCCAATGAGAACCCAACAGAAGAGTAGGTTCCGGACGCTAAGTCTATGATGAGTTGTTGAGTTGAGTCAAGGTCTCTGCCAGCAAGTTCATATGCGCCCGTGTTGAGAACTATTGTCGTCTGGCCTGCAAGATCAACCGCAAGAGTTTGGCCAGTTAAGTTGTAAGAGCCTGTAGCGAGCTCAACCAATTGGTTCTCGGCGATACTGATGTCAAAGCCAGAGGAAGAATATGAACCAGAGTCAAGAAGCACAACAGTATTGAATGACTCTGCGAGCGGGAAGCCGCTCAGGCTGTATGAGCCTGTCTCGAGAGAGATTGAGACTTGCCCCCCGACGTCAAGATCGTTCCCTGTGAGAGCGTAAGATCCTGAGTCTAGCGTGACTTGCGTCGCAGTATCGACTTGCAATGCTTGCCCGCTCAAAGAGTATGACCCAGAGTCAAGCTCGACAAGAGTGTTGGTCGCGACGTCAAGATCGAACCCGGCAGAGCTGTAAGACCCAGAATCCAGTTCTATATTCTCTGCTAGAGTGACACCAACATCGTTGCCTGACAAGGAGTATGATCCAGAGTCAAGCTCGATTGTTGTCCCGGCAGATTCAGGAGTGAAGCGGATGAAGACTACACCATCGCCGCCATCGCCGCCGTTGCGAATGAAGCCGCTGTTGCCTTGGCTACCACCACCGCCGCCGCCTAGGCCATCGACGCCATTGCCTACGCTTGCAGGATCGTTACTGTCAGCGCCTTGGCCACCGCCGCCATTGCCGCCCGCACCGCCTGCATAGAAACCGACACGCACACCGTCGAAGTCCCAAGCGCCTGAGCCGCCACCGCCGCCATAGAAGACAGCTGAGCCTGTGATGCTGTTGGAGACGCCTACGCCGCCTGCGTGGCCAACGCCTGTGCCATCGTTGCCATCTGCACCAACTCCTCCAGCGCCGCCACCGCCAGCACCAGTGCCGTATGCAGACACTGCTCCAGCGTTACCTGCTCCGCCATCACTGCCTTGACCAGAGGTTCCGGTGCCGCCCGACTTTTCGTTAGCGCCACCAGCGCCACCGCCACCTGAGCCGCCAGAACCTACTGTCGCAGTGTTCTCATCGTTACCGTGACCACCGCCGATTGCTGCGGTAGGAGCATTGGTGCCCGTGATAGAAGAGTTTTCGCCGTTGGTCCCGATGGTCCCGAAGGAGTGGCCGGAGCCACCTGCGCCAATGTCAATTGTGTAAGTAGAAGCTGTAGCAGTGAATGTGCCGCTGAGCACGCCACCAGCACCACCGCCGCCACCTGAGTGTTGGCCACCGCCGCCACCGCCACCAGCAACCACCAAATACTCAACCGTTCCTCCTGCGGAGAACGTAATGCTGCCATCAGCGGCGAACTCATAAAGCTCGTCGCCGTCAACAGTGATATTTGTGGGTGCGCCTGTGGTAGCGCTTACGGTGGGCATATTTTACGCGATCGTGAATGCGCCAGAAGCATTGACTGTTAGAGTTGCGCTTGAACCATCAGCCAAGGAAACGGTAGAACCGTGATCCCAGACTGCGACCAGCGGATCACCTGCGACTGTGTCATCATAGACGTAAATGTAACGGAAATCCGCAATAGCGCCACCTGACGCTGTGATCACGATGTCACCGAAGTCTAACGTCAACGTCCCACCTGTCTGAGTAGATGTGACAGCTTCTAGAACACGATCCGAAGTCAAGTCATCGGAATAGTTCGCATAAGAGATCTGCGTAACGTTCGCCAGAATCCCGTTGTCGTCTGCAGTAGGGTTTGAAGACTCAGCCCCCGGTGCAGTGTTGGACAGAGCCAGCCGGAATGTGTCCGAATTGAGGTCTGCGTCATTGGCAAGATACTCAAGCCAATCGTTGATTTTGGTAAATGTGGCCATTATATTTGCCTTTCAGTAAGGTTATAGGGCTACCGACCAGACCAAAGGGAGGATAATCTCGGAATGGTCGGTAGGAAGGGTCGTTAGCCGAACCCTACTTCTTCGCAGCTTTAGCTTTGGCCTCTTCAGCAGCCTTAGCTTCTTCGGAAGCTTTCGCTTCGGCAGCTTTCGCTTCAGCAGCCTTAGCTGCGTCATCGTTGTCTGCGGGGTTCACAACTGCAGTCTTTTCATCTGCATCTGAGGTGGTGCCTTCGAGGTCACCTTCAAGAGGGACCACGAGGCCTTCCCAAGCCTTAGGGATATTCTTGACGTTGAACGTCATCCCCGGAAGCACCTTGCGGGGGGTTTTCTTGCCATTGCCATCGACGTCATAAGTGATGTGATTCAAACGGTTGCTTACGCACTTGACTTTCATGTTTCTTCTCCCGAAACTGTTGGTTGAAGCTCAGAGAGACCATCCCCCTGAGCTCTGTTGGTTAGGCGATCTCGCGAGCGTACAGAGCTCCAACAAGGCCATTGTAATCAGCCTTCTGCTCAAGACCAATGTTCGACCACGTGATGAAGTTGTAGTTCGAGAAGGGGTCTGTGCGAACCAGAGGAACAGTCGTCACGGCCATGCCGACGAGCGGACGGATGTGCTCTGAGTTCAGAGCGACGCCGATGAGTTCGTTGCCAGACAGTTGGGCATCTTCCTTGATCGCAGCAACGCCATTCAGCTCCAACAGGTTCTTCATGATGGTGCCGAAGCCAACATCCGAAGTGCTGTAGTAGCGCTGGAAGTTGGACATGATCTCGCGAGAGACGTAGAACGTGACGTCTTCACCGACATTGTTCGTGATGCGCAGAGCATCGACGAGGGCGATGAAAGCTGCACGAATGTTTTCAGCCGTAGCTGCAGCAGACGTGAAGTCAATGTTCAGACCATCAGCGTCGAGGTCTACAGACGCAGTCTTTGAACTGGTCTTCACACCAGTCGCAGATGTGCCTTTGAACGTGATATCGACGCCGTTGTAGATATGGCCAGCGATTGTCTCTTGCATCTTGCGCACAGAGTTGGCTTGGTCGTCGATCAGGCCGTCAAAGCCTTCGCTCGATTGACCTTCCATCTCCATCCAAGAGCGGCCGAAACCAGTCTTGTGTACGACTTTGATGCTTGAGTCGTAGGTGTAATCGGCCTTGTCGATCTCAACCGGAGATGCACCCTCAAGATCCGAGACCACGATGCCGTTGTCAGAGACCTGACGGTAGACGTGTTCGATCTTGCCGACGGGAAGGCCTTTGGAGAGGGCCATCAGGTCATTCATGAACGTCAGGTTGGGTGATCGCATCAGTTGCTTGGTGACAGACTCAAACTCACGATAGACATCCTGAGGGATGATCGCAGCAGCGTTGCCAGTGAAAGTGCCGTTGGCACCCAAGAACTGAGCGTTGTGAGCGGCGAAGTGTTCACGCTGACGAGTGACGTGGCGCTTCTGCAGCTTGTGATTGAGGCCAGAACGCGTATCTGTCGCGAACTCTTTGTCGAAGTAGAACATTTTGTCAGTTCTCCTTTATGCTGTTGTCGATGTGGCGACACAACGGACGCGAATGCGGCCTGTGGCACCTGTCGTGGTGACTGCTTCTTCAGCGACGAACATAACTTCATCGCCAGATGCTGCAGCTTCAACCTGACCCGCAGTAGCGTCAGGCGTAAGGCCATCACCTTCTGCGATAGTCTGGCTTGCGGCCAGAACCAGATTGTATGTGCAACCGACTTCGGGGACAAAGGCTTTGGCCATGTCTCCGGCAGTCAGAGCTTCGGTCACAGACTTCTGTTCAATAACATTCATGTCTGCGATCATCACGCCCTCGACAACGCCTTGGGTCGTGTTGGCAACGAACTCGCCTGAACCGTTGAGCACGACCAGATGGCCGGGCAAGATTGTCTGGCCAGAAGCGATGAGCTTGCTGCGAGTGATAGGGTCACGCTTTGTGGCAGGACCCGAGAAGACGACGTTTGCAGTGGTCATTATTCGTTCTCCCAATCAGATGCCAGAGAGATTTTCTCGGCGTTGGAGTTGAAGCCGTTGATGATGCCCGGAGCAGGAAGAGGTTGCTCCTCAGTGCTGGCCTCGATGAGTGCTTTGAGAGCGTTCATTGGGGTCGCCTTGGCATCGTCCTCGGACAACAGCTCAGCTTCAACAGCCTTCGCCACGAGAGCCTCATGCTCTGCGTTGGCAGCTGCTTTCTGCGAGGCAATGAACTCGTTCATCGGAGCCATAGCATCATTCACAGCAGACGTGATTGTCTCCGTGTGGTCGACTTCCGCCAGCGCATTCACCTTGGCGGAAAGTTCGTCGAATTGTTCTTTGGTGACGTCAGTCATCTCAGAATTCCCTTCTACAGTTTCAGTTTCCCGCTCAAGACCTATGGCCTTCATAATTGCGGACTTGATGCGCTGAACGAGGGGGTTGGTGTCCTCGCGTTCTTCAGCGCGTTCAGCAGCACGAACGATCTGCTCGACTGCCCATTCGACCTCTTGGTCAAAATCTTGCTCGATAGAAGAGTTGACAACTGCAACCTTCTTATCATTAACCATCATTCCCACCCCCTGAGATGGGTTGGCAGCGCCTTCCTCATCCAGAAGGATTGCATCGTGGTCAAACTCCATGTCGTAGCCTTCCCAGTCAGCAAGGCCATTGGTGCATTCACGCATATGCATCAACAACCCTGTCGAGGTGTGGATAGGCTTGCCTTCATTGATAGCCTCGATCACGCGACGTCCCATATCGCTCTCATTGGCGCGCTCTACGTCGATTACCTTCTCCACGAACACTCGGTTGCCTCGACGTTCGACGTTGCTGTTCCAAGCACCGAAGTATCCAAGGTTAAGTCCCAGAGGAGATGCTGCAGGGACGAACATGTCGTTGACTGTCGGATGGCCCAACGGAGCAGGAGTGCCTTCCAGCGTCTGGTAGCTCTTCTCGATTTCTTCCGCAGGATAGAAGATGTTGTTCATCACGATGTTGTCTGGCAGAGTGTAGCTTGGCACGACGATGACGTCTCGTCCATCGCGCTGCTCATGCTTGATCTCTGCAGCGTTGACTGCGGTCTTGATGTTCGCCCGGATAGAATCACCTTGCGAGAAGTTGTGGACCGCAGTCTTGTTGACTACGAATACAGGGTTGGTCTTCATACTTTACCTCCATCTGCGCCAGACGCAATGAAGCGAGCGCGCTGCTCTTCCATGCGGGCTATGAGTTTGTCACCGAACAGAGGCTCTCCGTCCGGTCCAACAGTGACCTCGGTCTGCGAACACAGACAGTTGATCCCGTTGCCGTTGATCGAGTACCACGCTGCTTCCTCTTCGCGCGTAAAGAGCTTGCCGTGGCGCACCGCATGCGAACGTCTGGTCCTTCCTGCGATGAGAGCTGAGTTATGCAGCAGCTTAGTCTTGATGTTGAACTTCTCTTCGGCTTCACGTGCCTCATCCCACCGACCGCGCCGATGAGCCATGGTGATCTCGGTGCGAGCAATGCGTTCTGCGCGAGATTTGCTTACGTTGAAGCGCTTGCGGATCTTCCTTGCCAGACTACGAGGATTCTCTCCGCTCTGGACCGCCTCAAAGAGCAGACGAGATAGATCGGAAGCTGTCTGGGCATTGAAGCCTTTGAGCTGCTCAAGCGCCCTCGACCCTGCCATGACAGACCTCTGAAGCACGAGCCTATCTTGAAGCCGCATCTGGGGGGTCCATGGGTAATCATCCGAGAGGCCGGAGATGTTGCCAGAAGCACGAGCCACCCCCTCGCTATATGCTGCTCTCACTGCTTCTCTAACCTGCTCTGGTCCTCCGCCATTGGCCAGAGCCTGACGGATGACAGACACTAGACGCACAATCTCATCCACGCTCACGCCGTAGTCGTAGAAGGCATTGGCTTGCAGCTCATTGGCCACGGTCACTTGCCAAGCGCCAATCTGCTGCAGCACAAAGTCTCTCATGTCGTTGAGATCCTTGTTCATTGCGACGACAGACTTCTGAATGCGTTGAGTCTGGCCAACAGGGTTGGTCTTTGAGCGAGGTATCGTTGGAGACTTAGCCATCTACATCCTCCTCAAGCATGTCATCGGGCTCAGAGAAGTCTGCAACTTCCATTGGGTCGTAGCCTGCCGCTGCCCGGATCTCGTCGTCTGTGAACACAGCTTCGCCAGTAGCGAACATAGCCTGATTGACCTTAGCCATCTTCTCTGAGATCTCCATCTTCTGCACGATCGTAGGCGCAGTCAAGTCTGCCCAAGAGACATGCCAGTCTTGGTCAGGGATCATGCCCCAAGAGACGAACCTGTCGAGAGCATCCATAATGTTTGGGATGACGATAGCATTCCTGCGATTAGCGTTGATCTGAGCCCATTCTTTGCTGTCCTCAGTCGATGCACGCTCCCCCGTCTGCATGCCTGTCAACACCTTCTGAGGAATTGGCCAACTGGCTGAGATCTCTTGGACTGCAATGTTGAAGAACTGTTCAGGTTGAATCATGGTAACAGACAACGTCTCTGCCTTCATGCCTTGGAGCATCAAGCTCTCATCGAAGCCCTTGGACCAGCGGCGAACGACACCGTCCAACGCGTCAGGTAGACCCTCAAGATCCGTCCCGAGCATAGACGCCAGTTGATTGAAGTCGACCTCCTCTGTCGCAGTCAACACTGGTTGAGCCTTGGCGTTCTTCCAGAAGCCTTCTGCGCCGCCACCACGGATCTTGTCCACGTCCATGAGAGCATTGTAACATGGCTCAAGCTTTGAGTCTCCGAACACTGTTCCGTCCCGAGACCAGATGAGAACGCGGTCAGGGTGCACAGAGAAGGAACGCGTAGAGCCATCCTTTGCGTCAACCTTGCTCTCGTTGAATGTGTACATGAGAGGTTGGCCATAGGTCGGGGACTCAGAGTTATTGTCCCAGTCCGCTGGCTGCAGCTGTCCTTCCCATGCAGGGATGACTGAGAGCAGGCCCTTGATCTTACCTGGAACACGCTCAACTGGCTGGTCGAACGCTTTGCCATCTCCAAGCCTGAAGATCAAGGCAGAGTATTTGCCGACCATAGAGCGAAGATCCGTCTCTTGCATCTGTTGCCAGAAGCGAATCTTCTGGAGATGGGTCCGGATAGCCTTCTCGAGGTTGGTTTCCTTGTGCTCCTCTGGGTCTTCAACGATCACAGGGGCTTCCTGCCAAGTCTTGTTGGCTGTCTTGCCTACCAAGCCATGAGCAATGCCTCTGCGCTTCCACATGTTGTGGAAGTTGGTAAAGCCTAGCTCTGTTGAGCGTGGATAACCGAAGTCGTATTCAATGTCGTGCTTGAAGGTCGAGCTGCGTCCTTCAACGCCAATGAGAGGGCCTATGCCAGAATAAGCATTGGTCGCAGGGATCCTGCCTTGGAGGATCTGAATGCCTTTGCGCTGGTTGGCGGTCAATTGCACATTCATTGTCAGCTCCTACTCGCAGACTTGACCAGCATGCCAGCTTTCTTAGGCTTGCCCAGCATGAGATCTGTCACTGCCCACACGAGAGCGTCAGCCCTGTCTGGTGAGCCGCCACCTTGGTATCCTTCATTGTTGAACTGGGACATCTGGTCCTCGAGATCCTCGAACACGCCAACGTGATGGACGCGTGGCTCACTAACCTTGGTCCGCTCGTACAGCGCAGCCACAGGCTCAGCACGAACATGCTTGCCCCGGCTAGCATGGACCAGCTTGACTTTGACCTTGTCATTGGACACCTTGATTGTTGACTCGACCATGGCACCGCCATAGTTAGCCTCTGCCACGATGCAATCGGCCTCATGCTCTTCATATGAATCAACGCATTGCTTGCCCCAGCCTGCGGGAGATAGGTTGACGCTGTCATCCGCTAGAATGTAGCAATGGCCATCTGTGCCAAGCCCTGCGACAACGATACCTTGAGAATCACCCCCTGAGCTTGTTGAGCCTGATGGGTCACAGCCAACGACAACGCGCACAAGTGGAGGCACCTGTGATGGGTTTACACGCGTCTCGTCAATCCGGGACGTGGGCCACAAGCTGTTGGGCAAGTCCGACGCATAGTTGCCTTCCTTGTAACGTATACGTTCTGCGAGAGGCAGAGCTTCAAGCTCGTCGTGATACTCTTGGTCGAGGTGAGGGTTGTCTGCAGGGTTCATCTGTAGCACTGCACGCACGCCTTCAGGCATGGGCTGCTTGTCTACGGGGTTGACACCCTCGACGAACTCTGAATAGGTCCAATGCTTGCGACCAGTAGGGTTCAAGTCATAGTAGGCCTTGAGCGCCAGACGTTCACCGTTGATCTTGACGCAGTTCTGCGCTAGTCGTGTGCGCATGGCGAGGATTGATGAGTAAGGGATCTGAGAGCATTCGTTAGGATAGACAGTCGCAAACTCCTTGCCGAGCACCTTCTCAACACGCTCTTTGTCGTCCAGCCCAGCGAACCAGATCTCAGAATCCTGACCTAGAGATACGTATTGATCAGACTTGTTGACGTGGTAAGGCACACCGGGCCAGCAAACGTCCATGACCTTAGGGAAGGTATCCATCATGACCGCTTGCTTCACATCCACATTGTGAAGGCGGAAGATGCCATGACGAGACTTGGGTGCCATGAACGCACGAGCGACGATGCAGCGAACGAACCCAAAGGTCTTGCCAGAGCGTGACCCTCCATAGGCTAAGATGTGGCGCGCTGGGCTGGCTGCCAAGTCTCTCTGCAGCGCCTGCTTCTCAGTCAGTTCAAAAGGCTTGGTGTTTGCTTCGGGGCTAAAGTCCAGCATCATCGTCTCCGATGCGGACAGTGGTGTCTGCTTTGACGTTGGTAGTCTCTGCGAGGCCAAGATCTCGGATGATGACGCTAGGATTCATGACCCCTGCTGACGCACCCTCGAACTTGATAGCGTAGATCATCTCCTCGACCCAGTCAACCGCAGGCTTGAGGACGACGTTGTCCTGCTCCTTGCGCCATCTGCCCCATGTGCTGCGAGAGATGCCAAGGAAAGGGATCAAGCTTGCGAGTGTTGGTGGACGTGGGTGCTGGACTGTTGTGCGAGTTATTTCACCTTGGAAAGCGAAGAGCTTCTCCTCCTCGATAGGGTTGTCTTCAAGCCACTTGAACCACTCGCAAGCCTTCTCAATCAACTCTTCAGGGGTGTTGAAGGCACGGTCAAAGCGCACTTGTCTGCCAGCAAGTCTCCAGTAGGAGTTGCCTTTGAGGGAAGCTTGTTGCTTCGTAAGCTTTGGGGTTTTACTCATTGTGCCTCGTACCAGTCGCAGTAAAGAAGCCTGATAACAAGCGCAGAAGCACGGACTATTTTGCGTAGATGGAACAGATAGTTAGACTGATTGCAGCAACTGGCGCATGCCTTCAATGTCGTAGCTGTCGAGAGGGGCAGAAGAAACAGGGTCACACATCAGTTGAGAGTTGATCAGCTTCATTCTGAACTGGATCACTCTGCCCTCGTGAAGGGTTGCCAAGTAAGTAGGTATGCCCATAGTCAGGCTGTCCTTGTGCCAGCGCACTTGTGATGGCCTTAGCTTAGGTCTGGGATTGGAGCCCTTCTTGAGCTCGATAGGGTTCCATCTTCCGTTGCCAGCAAACCAGCAATCAGGTGCGCCAGCATCTCCACCAAGCGCATACTCTGTGAAGGTGATAGTCCCAAGAGGGAACCTACGCTCATCGCGCAATGCAGAGCGTAGGTCAGATTCAAGTTCGCGAGGAATGACTTGCTATTCCTTGACGGTGTCGTTGACGGGTGTGTAATCCGGATCTTTGTAAGTCATGTTGCGAACGATATGCGAGATGCGTCCCGCAGATGTTCCGAATTCCTTCGCTAATGCGCCGTGAGTGTAGACGGGTTTGCCTGTCTCTTCATCGACCTCTGCACGCTTGGCGCGGATCTCTTTGATAGTCTCGTCGTCGAAGCGCTTGCCCTTGTTATCTTGTTCATCAGCCATGATTGTTCTCCCGTTATAGTGACTGAGCGTGATTGCTCTACATAGCCCTGTACGTATGCCTGAACTGAAACGCAGAAGCATCAACTATTACCCCCAGCAGGCACTTATTTGACCACGCGAACACACCCCCGGATCTGTCCAACCATAGTAGTTTGCTCATAGTAGATGAATAACCGAGCATTAACAGTATGTTACCTGCATCGTCAGCTCCGATTCATAACCATTTCATTCATAGTATTTTGCCAAGGTATGATGTTTTATTGTTAAAGAACAAGGGCTTATAAGCAAACTACTTTGATCTCTTATTATTTTCCACTTTGTTTAATCAAAAGCTTTTACATCCTGTTCTTTCCAATTTTAGCCCTGCCAACTGGACAAAGAACGCTTTTCATAGTAGTTTGCTTTAAAGCACTGTAATAACGCGATAAACACCATACGCTGGCAAACTACTACGATCTCATTCAAAGTAGTTTGCTTGGTAAAATGGCAACCTTTCTGAAATAGTTGGTGCTTATGCGCTCCATATGATAAATAAACAAACCAATGCAACGATTCGTAGGATTTTAATATGTCGACTAAGCGAAATTCAACAGTGACCTTATCAGAGCTATCTCACAAGCTCTTCCACGGTTCATTGCCTGACACCAACCCCCGATGCTTGTTGTTGTGCGAGGCGCTCCAGTCCTCTTGTAAGCTCTTCATTGAGCACAGAGAAGGGATTCTGATCGAGGTCCAGAAGAAGCAAATCCGGCAACTGTTGAACCAAGGTTACGGTGTCAAGGCCATCAATGTGCTCAGGGCTGAACGGTTGTTAGTTGACATATCTAAATCTCCAGTGTCTAGCTGGGATGATACTCTCGTCAGCGACCCTCAACGATTGTTGGGTGAAGATTACAATTCTTTCCTATCTTTCACAACCCAATCAAGGTTCGACCGGATTGCAGAAATCAAGCAGGCAAGAGAGAATGGGAGTCTGTGATGAACCTATCTATTCAGAGCCTCCAGGAAGACCCCTCATGGCAACCCTTCATTCAACACTCGCGCATATGGCTTATGATGAACGTCGATGGCCAGCTCCCTCAGGGACGTTTTGCGCTTCTCAATGAATTGGTCTCTATGTGCCACAAAGTGACGCTCGTCGTTAAGAAGGAGCGAGCTTACACTCTCATGTGCGCGAGCATGACGCCTAAACAGCAGAACAGAGCGCGACGCGTGATCGTGCTAGACGCGCTAGAGAACCACCTAGGCTTGTTCGTAGCCAAGCGCTTGAGCATGCTTGGCGAGCTGCAGCGCACGGTCTGGAACAACCAGCAAGAGTTCGAGGATGAGATCAGCCTCAGGGGGGTGGCATTGTCAGATCTCAAGACTCACCCGGAACTGAACCACCCCCGGTTCATAAGGTCACTCGAAAGCCTGAGTAAGAAGGAGTGGGCAGCGCGAACGCGTGACCTAGTTTGGAAACCTATTATTGAGGAGCCAGAAGCATGATCACAGGATTTGATAAGGGTTCAAAAGGCAGCACTGTTCTAGTTGTATTCTGCCCGCAAAAAGGGCCAAGCCTGCGCCAACAGTTCGTATCAAGGGTGATGGCTGAAGCTGGCTATGACGTGTTGGCAAAGCCTGTTCCGATAGAGATATGCGCATTAAACCCGGTACATGTCGTCGTTGATGAATGGCCGATGACTGAACGTAATTTAATGGAGCCGGAAGCATGAGCCGTAAAACTTACGAAGTGCGCTTAGGTAAGCCATCGCTAGCTAGGCGCATAAGAGATATTGCTGAGGCAAACCCTGATTATGGCCATCAGAAGATCGCGGACATTGTCGGTTCAAACAGGAGCTACGTATACATTGTCCGCCAAAATGCAGGGCTTCTCCTTGAGTCTTCTGCGAAGCCCGTCGTCGTCCATCTCGAGCGCGCCAACAACACTTGGGTGACTTCAGAGGCAAAGAAGCTTGGATTGAAGATGGGCGAGTTAATCAACGTCTTAGTCACAGATGCAAGATTGGAACAAGAAGATGATTCCTAGAAAGATCGAAACCGCTGGATCTCAATGCCCTGAAGGGTAAGAGGAAGGATACAAGCTTGGTTGGTACCAAGGCCAAGTTGACTTGTGCGACAGATATTCCTCGGAGCCTATGACTCTCGATTGGAAGATTTCTCGTAGCCAATATACGAACAAGAATATCTTAGAGGCTGTGACACCTATAGGGACTTACAAGATCGTGACTGACACCAGCGGTTGTTGGCTTGCTGGGCTCGCGTCAGCGATGCCTAAGTCTAAAGGCTACGAAGATCAGTTCGAAGAGCTCAAGGAATACGCTCAACAGAACTTCAACCGCATAGTTAAAGCTTGTATGCAGAGGGGATATTGACATGATCGAAGTCATTATCAGCTTCATTGGAAGAGATGAACTCAAGACCAGAATGCAGAGCTTGCCTCGTGAAGGCGAACATATCATCATTGAGGAAAGTAGATACGTGGTCACTCAGGTCCAGCACCATTTGAGAACAAGAGACCACAGCGCGCATATAATCTGCGGCGGAGACATCAATCATCGAAATTATAATGTCCAAACAGTTACGACAGGCTTTGGAGGTTCTGGCGGTCTTGGAAGATCTTGATCATGAGATTATATATCATCCGACGCAAGAGCGATGGACTTTATCTTCGTAAGACCAACCCACACTACTCAATCCACTCAGGTCAAGACAAGACTGAGTGGACAGACAAGCTTGGGACACTCCTCAGGACACCCGAGGGGGTGGCAATGAATCTGCGCAAGTTATGTTCTACTCCTTACTTCACCGAGGGAGATTGGCCATGGCGTGAGTTGTCTTGGAAGGACTTCCGCGCGCAAGATCTACTTCTCTACGAGGTTGTTTGCATGGAAGTTGACATCGTGAATATGAAGGTTGTGCCAGCGCCAGAGTTCGTTCAACTGGATAAGGTCGCCACCATCCCCCTGACCAAGACTGAAAGAAATCAAGAAGCTTGATAATAACGCGTGCCTTCTGTTACATCTTCAGGCATAAGTAACTTATGAGGCGAGGGCCTCGCAAGCTTAGGAGACGAATTATGGGATATCAAGTTAAAATCAAGACGATGAGAGGCTTCAAAGTTAAGCACACAGTCGCGACAATGGGCGAAGCTGCCGCCATCGTTCGCCAATATTCAAACGATGGTATCTGCGCGATTGCAGTCCCAGCTAAATAAGGACGCCGATAATGTCACATAAAAGCATCCAACGCCTTACTACTCCAACCCTTCATTCATACATTTCATCCTGTTGGCCTGTGGTCTCTTACGGGATCACTTGCTTTGCAGGTCACGAGACTGTATGGTGTTACGTTCTTGCGACCCCTGAGGGCTTCAAGCGCTGCATCGATCCAGCTTTCGCGTGATCTGAATTCAACCAACGGAGACGAACGATGACTCACCAAGAACTAGACGACGAACAACAGGCCATCGTGCGGAAGGTTGAGAAGCTGCTTGCTCTCGCCAGTCGCAAGAAAGGCAATGAAGAGGAAGCAGCCAACGCAGCCGCGCGTGCGCAGGAGATGCTGACAGCCTATAACATCGATATGGCTATCATTGAGCAAGGCTCCTCCAACAGCGGCAAGCGTGAACAGGCTAAGAAGAAAGGCGGTGCCTACCTGTACCAGCGCGACCTGTGGCAGGCTGTGGCTGAGCTCAACTTCTGCATGTACTGGACGCACAGTTACTATCACAAGCGTGAAGTGACGCGCAAGGATTACCTCGGCAAGTACACTGAGATCGTCTATGGTCTGCGTCACCAGCACCGGGTCGTTGGGCGCCAAGTCAATGTGCGTAGCACCGAGGCTATGGCTGAGTACCTTGAGCAGACAATCGAGCGCCTCGTCATGGGACGTCTGGGTGACCAGAACAATATGCGCTTCTCTCGTTGGGCTGTATCCTATCGCAAGGGCGCTGCTGCGCGGATCATCGAGAAGATCCAAGACCGCAGGCGCGAGCTTGAAGAGGCCGAAGCTCAGAAGCTCCGT